CAGCGTCCGTTCTTAGCCATCAAAAGAGTGATTACTCCTTATTATTTATCATCCATCAAGTGCCACAGTAAGACCAAGCGACATTCCAGGCAACGACTGCCAGGATGATCCATTATAGAACTCAAGTTTTAATGATGTCGTATTAAAGATAATGGCACCTTGTGAGAAAGATCCAGCATCCCTATCAGTTGTTGTATATAAGGGTGGATAGAACGCAGTAGAAGCTTTTAGGGTAGCAGCAGTAATAATACCAGTGGTATTAATAGAAACTGTTGTGCCAATACCAACTGATGCTTCTTTACCGGCACTATCTTGGAAAGTAACTTCACCTTTACTATCTTGTTTAATTGCGATAGTTGTTGCTGTACCGATAATAATTTCATCAATACCTGAAATTTTCCTTGCATTTGGATCAAGAGTAATTGACCCTGTACCGATAGTTAAGATACCAGTAATCCTAGCGTCACCAGTAACTACAAGATCTTCGTTAAAGGTAGTTCCAACACCAACATGAAGTTTTGGTGTTGTAACAATTCCAGAAGTGACATCTATGCCATTCCTTGCTGTAATAAATCCAATAGAATCAACATTTCTTACATCTTCATATGTTGCTATTCCAGCAACACTTAAGTTTCCTGACAATACAAGATTTGTTCCGGTTGTATTTTCTGCCAGTGTGGATGCATCACCTCCACCAACCGCAGTGCTGGCAATACCAACCCATTTTGATGTAGATGAGTTATAGATCAGTAACTGACCATCTGTAGCATCAAAGGTTACATCATCAAGATCTCTAATAAATCCTGCACCACCGCCACCGATAGATCCGAGTTGATACTGTACCCTCTCTACAAATCTCTTGTAGTGTGTCTGCAACTGATCCAGAGTAACAAAGTTCTGATCAAGTGGCGTAAGAGGGTCTGGATTATTTGTATCTGGGGAGTCCATCCCAAGAGGAACATTTGTCTCTGCTAGGAGTTCTTGCTCTTCTTTCAGTTGTTTTTGAGATGATTTAATTTCCTCTATAATTTTATAGAGTCCTTTGATATCAGATTTTACATAGTCAATATCTTTATCATAATACTTAACTTCTGGAAGTCCTGAGATCTCTTCTCTTAGCTCAGTAAAATACTTTAGAAGTAACTCATCAGTCTTGGTGCTGGTGTAATTAATCTCCTTAAGTTCTTTATTAATGTTTTGCTTGAGAGTATTATATTCCCCAAGAATTTGTTTCTTGAGTTTGCGATCATCGTCTTTAAACTCTTTATGGTACTCCCACATCTTGAGAGATGATGATCTGAGTTCTTTCCAGATCTTATCTTTCTCTTCATCAATACGAGTATCTACTTTTTCACTCAGATTGGAGATGTCATTCTCAATCTTGATCGTGCTATTAAAATGCTTTGTTTCAACATCTTCAGAAAGTTGTTCAAGATCAAATTCAACCTTTCCTCTTAGTCCTTCAATAGTATCGTTAACCTTTACAAAGTCATCATCAATAACACTAAAAGTTTTACCAATCCATGAGAAGTCTGGAACTTCATTTATTTCATTAACCCACTTAGGAAACTGTGGAATAGATGCTTTTACTGTATCAATAGCCTCACAAATTGCTGCGATCTCAGCATCATAATATTTGACCTCTGGTAAGTTTGTTACCTCAGTTTGAAGAGTGTCAATTCTATCTTCAATAGCATCAACTTGCTCATCATAATACTTGACCTCAGGTAGAACTTTGATCTGTTCCCTTACAAGATCTACCTGATCACATATTGCTTCTACTTCTCTATCATAGTATCTGACTTCAGGAAGATTACTAATCTGTTCTGCAAGTTCCTCAAGTTCTTTATCATAATATTTTACTTCTGGAATGTCAGGAATATCTGATCTAACATCATTAATCATTCTGACCAGTTCTGGCCAAGGTGGTATTATATCTTGTATTTCTGCAAATGTATTTCCGTCTGCATCTTCTATGGTTTGAGTGCTTTCTTCTAACTCAATATAGTCTTCAACAGAAGGGAGTTCCTCTGCGTTCTCTTCTGTTATAAAATCTTCAATTGATGGTAGGTCGTTATTGACCAAATCATCAATAGAAGGCAAGTCTTCTTTCGACATTTTATTAGTAACTTAAATACTTCGGGATTTCTCTCCCGATATTATTTAGGATCTTCTTTCAGTCCGTCCTTTAACATCTTTGCAAGATCTGCAGTCGATCCAACAAACAAAGCATTATTGACTGTAGATGGTCCTTTAATCTTTTCTTCTGCTTCAACGTCTTTCAGTTTCTTTTGAAGATCTAATAATTTATCAGTTGCATCAGCAACGTTTTTGATCAACTGACCTGCGACTTCATACGCTCTAGGCATCTCACTCTCTTGAGCAAGTTCAAGAACACCATTAAGAGCTTCTTGTCCTTTTTCTATAATCGAATATAAGTTGCCTCTAGTATATTCGTAATCTTTTTTTATATCATCTACACCTTCTTTTACTCTTTCAATTTTACTTTCAACAACTTCTGGTTTGATAACGTCACCAGAGGTATTGAATGTGTCATTTAGATCGTCAAAGTTTTTTGTCATTTTCATTACAACGAACCATCAAATCCAAAATTATCGCCTGATTCAATAAGCGCATTATCAGCAGCAGTGATTTCGTGAATTTCTGTTCCACCGAGGTGAATTGTAGCCGTTGTTTTATCTTCTCCACGTCTAACAGTGATATTATTTCCACTGATAGATTTCAAGAACATCTGCTCACCCTCAATATTAATATAAGTTTCAGCAGTCAGTGTGCTACCATCAGCAACTTCAAAGGTTTTTGCTATCTTGGTAATGTCTGCTGCGAGAGTAGTAGCAGCATCTCCAGTATAATTTTGAGTTGCTCTTGGTGTTGTTGTGTAAGTAACCTCTCTGGTGGTGTTGGAGGTGTCGGTTCCAGTGAGGTAACTGATAGAAGCCCTCTTGATGATATCCTTGGTTGCAGTAGTTGCTGGACCAAACAGATATGTTTTTGCCGTAAATCTTAGGGTATAAAGAAGAACTCTTCTAGAAGTGAAATCTCCCTCATAATCATCTTGCATGGTGATATTTTCTAATATCACAGGAATATCTTTTTTCTCTTGAATTGACTCTACTAATTCAACCGTAAGATTATATGCTGGTTGAAAGTATGGTAAGATTTGTTCAATAATTTGAAGAGCATCATCATTTAATTTTGACATGATTGCCAACTCAAATTGCATATTGTAAGGAACAGGCATATACTGTTTTTTTACAATAGATCCATCATTAGGATCTTTTACAGTAAAGTTTTGAACTGTGGAAACCTTACGTGAAGGATCATAAGTTAATCCAGTAAACTCAAATGACATCCTTGGCAAAGTGATGGCAAATGGCTTGTTGAGATCTGGCGACTGGTTTATTCTTGCCAGAAATTTTTGAGTAGGACCATATGCCAGAGGAATTTTTACAACGCTAACAACGTTATCCGAAGAATCTTCGTGCTTAATCGAAATGTTGTTAAATAGAGTACCAAAAGATATAATGGTCCTCCTCAAAACTTCGTTGTAAAAATACTCAAACATTTTTAAGTCCTACAATATCTTTATATTAAGATATTTTTATTTAGGGAATACCAAAGGGGTTCCTTTCACTAAAGTCGAGAATTGAATCAGCTTCGGTTTCAATATTGATATTATCTGCAAATCCATCATCTGCTGGATTAGTATCTGCAACACGTAAAGCATAAGATGCTCCAGATGTAGATCCAACAATATTTTCTCCAACGGTAAATTCTCCCGTGACTGTTCCAACTTCAAGAGTGCTTGTCTCAAAGTTCCAAACTCGAACTCTTCCTGTTGTTCCACTAGAAGATCCGGTCACGATTTCATTAAATGCAAAGGTTCCTGATCCAGAACTTTCTGGAGCACCAATAGTGATGGTCGGTGCCGAAGAATACCCAAGACCAGCGTTTGTAATGTGAATGGCAGATATAGTTCCTGCAGCACTAACGATTGGTGTTAAAGTAGCAGGAACTGCCTTAGTAGAATCTTTTTGACTAGTCAGGTTAGAAATAGTAACGGTTGGATTTGTTGTATATCCACTTCCAACATTTGTCAAAGTGAAAGCAGTAATAGTTCCTGCAGTTCCAATTGTCGCCGTCGCCGTTGCAGTTGTACCTACTCCTATCGGTCCACTAATAGTAACTGTTGGTGCGGTGCTATAGAAAATACCTGCATTTGCAATAGTAAGAGCGATTGTGCCACCAACTCCTGTGGTTGCTGCTGTTGCTGTAGCTCCACCAGGAACATCAATAGTAATCG